CCAGGTTACCGATATGGCACGCCGCAGCCTCGGGCTCAAGGACCTCGGCATACGGTATGGCATCCCACCCGTGTATGTTTTCGCAGGTCTTGACGTCTATGACCGCCCGGTTGCCACGATCAGTCAGGCCGATGGCGTCGAGCCGGTAGCCCATCGCCCTGAGCCGTTTGCTGCACAGCGTGTCGAGGCCGCGGTTCTTGTCGCGCGTCCAGAGACGCCATCCGACACGGTCCAGCAGTTCTCGCGTAAAGACGCGCCCGGCCCCGGCCGTTATGCCGGGTATGCCCGGGTCGTATGGCCTTCGCCACAGGCCGAGCCGCCCCGTGGCTGAATCGAGCATCCAACACCTGTCCGGGCCGAAGCCTAGCGACCATCCGTCACGGACGAGCCCGGCTGCAAACGCCAGGTAGGTGTCGCTCAGAAAATCGTCGCTGCCGGCAACCATAACCGCCGAAACATCCGCGTAGACTTCCCTGACAAACTCGATGCCCACCTGCCACTTCGCCGACACGGGCTTGTTGCGATAGGTCTTCCATCGCACGCCCATCACATCGCAGATAGGCCCCATGACGGCCTGGTCTTCCGGCGAGAGCACGGCCGCGAATTGAAACTCACAGCCGGTCGATTCGCGCAGCCGGCCTGCCGCCTCGGTGTGATGGCGAAGCATCAGTTCCGAGACGGCGTGCCGGCCGTGAATGCATGTCAGGATCGCTATCCGCATTGCCTGGGTCCCCTGGGCTATCAGGTCACGTTGTCGGGGGCCGCGGACTGGAGCTTGACGCGGACTGTCTCGTCGGTGTCGGCCGCTGCCGCGACTGCGAAGCCCGCCTGGACGTTACCGTCCTCGGTGGTGGTGGCCGCTCCGCTGCCTGCGGTCCCGTTGACCGGGTTGCCGTCGGCGTCCCAGTAGACGGGCTTGCCCGCCTCGATCTCGACGGCGGCCTTGGCCACGTCGAATACGCCTTCGACGGCCAGGGCGCCGAGGGCATCAGCCGCGATGGGGGTCTTGGCGATGCCGACCAGGTTGTTCTGTACGACCACGTCGCCGGCGGCCACTGCCGAACCGGGCGTGTAGTCGATTGCCTTGCCGTCATGGATGAACGTTGCAGTTGCCATATCTCAAATCTCCTGCTGTCTCAGGTTCGTCGCTCGCTTACTGCGGGCTGGCGCTGTTACGCTTCGCCCTTTGCCTTGATTCCGCCCTTGGGGTCCTGCAGGGCGACACCGAAATCGTGGTATCCGCGCATCTGAACCCCGAGCACATTGAAGTCCGCATCGGCCGTCTCGATGGTCGGCGACTCCTGGCCGTTGAGGAACGCGACCTCGATCACCGGCAGATCACTGGGGTCGGCCAGCAGATACCAGGCCTTGGCCGAGTAGCCGGTGTAGCTGCTGTTGGACAGGTAGCGGCTGACCTCGGCTCGGAACTTGCCCTGGTGCGGGTTGGCGATCGGGTACTTCGTGTCGGCCGTGGTGTCGCGGATCTCCAGCGACTTGAACAGCTGCGTCCCGATAGCGCTGAGCGCTGTGGGCACCAGCATCACCGCCGGCATGATCCCGATCGGCTTGCCGTCGGGATCGACCTGGTCCATGAACTTGACCTCAGCCTTCGTCAGGCCGTCGATGCTCAACGCGGTGTCGGCGCCCGAGACGTAGTTCTTGTTGGCCGTCTTGAAGAAGCCGCTGTTGTCCAGGAAAACCGTCCAGAACACGTCGTTGATCTTCAGGCCTGAGCCCCGCCCAAGCTTGCGAGGCACGGCCGTGATCGCGCCCAGGTCGTCGTTGATGATGTCCCGGCGGTCGATGCTGAGCATCAGGCCGTAGGTGTCGGCCTTGTTAGTGTAGGACTCCTCGCCCAGCGTTCCGTGCTTCAGTTCCCCGCCAGGTGCAACGACCTCATACTGGTCCTTACCGATCAGGCGGTAGCTGGTGACTGTCTTGAAGTCCGACACGTTGCGCACCGCGCAGATGTTCCTCCATGTCCTCTCAACGCTGAAGAAGCCTTCCAGGAGGAACTTGTTAGCGACATTGGACAGGATGCCGCCGATATCGATGGTGCTGAAGGCTGCCTGCAGGTCCGGGCGGAACGCAAAGCGCAGCACAGCCCGGCTGTCGCGGAAGTTCCTGCCGGTGTAGCCGTTGGCCCACGCCGCCTCCAGCAGCAGCTCCTGCAGGCCGATGCCGCCCCGGAAGCGTTTCGTGGCAGCCTCGAGTGCCCGCTCGCCGTGGGAAGCGGTCAGGTCATCGGCCCGAATCCCGCCGGTAATCAGGCACGCGGCCTCCAGGACCTGGCTTGTTACCCCGTCGTCGTCACGCGCGTGAATAGCAGGCGCCTTCGGCCGCGAGGCGCGGAGGACCTCCAACTCGCACCGCGTGGTGTCCCATCCCTCTTCGATGGCCTTGGCCTCGATGTCGGCGTGCTCGCCGTCGCTGCCACAAACTTTGCGGATCGCGGCGATCCGCTTGGTCTCGGCTGCTGCCTCGGTGCGCATCTGGGCTACGGGATCGGCGGAGGGTTGGGCCTCCGTGCCCGTGTTATCCGCCGCCTCGACCTTGGCCTGCTCCTTCACCTCGGGGGCAGGCGTGGTCTTACCGTCATCCTTGACTTTGGTCTTCATGGTCTTCTCCTGGTTGCTCTCTGCGGCGACTCTGGCAGATGTGCCTTTGTCTGCCCCGCTATCAACGAAACTGATTTCCTTGAGGACGGCCTTGCGCACCACGTGCACCGGCCCCGTAAACGTCTTACCGTTGACCTGAACGCGGCCACCGGCCGGTACGAACTTGGCCTCCACGACCTCCGCGCCGATGCTCGCCTGCCACGGGAAGCCCTTGACGCCGCTCTTGGCGACATCCCTCGCCCAGGATGTGTCCCGTGATATCAGGCCCTCGGCGACGAGTTGGCCTTGATCGACGGCAATACGCTGGGTATGCCCCACGCCCTGGCGGCGCTCGTGGTCCAGCCGGATCGGGAGGTTCTGGCTGGGTATCTCCAGCCCCGCTAAGTCCACGACGACCTCGTGCGGGAACCCCGCGATTCGCATCGTCCCGCCCGTGTAGGCGACCATGCTGAATCGGGGCAGGTCGCCGGTCTCGCCGCCGACGGCCTCGATGGTCGGCGTGGCGGTCATCGTCACATGCGTGAGCTTCTTCTCATTTGACATCGCTGTTACTCCTTGCTGTTTCGGTCTGTCTCGCTGGCCGCGGCGCCGTCTCGAATTCCGTCAATCCCAACTCCGCCGTGAGCTGGATTTCCTTGGCCCGCTGGCGAAGCTGCGTCTCCCAGTCCTTGCCCTGCCTGGCGTACTCATCCGCCAGCGTGGTCGTGTTGTTCTTCAGCCGTCGTTCCTGGGCGGTCGCCTCCTTTGCCGGGTCTACGTGTTCGGTGCCGTCCCAGAACCATTGGTGCGGCAGATCCCCGAGGCCGCGAAGGAAGGAAAACTCGCTCAGCAGCATCGCTTCGCCCATCCACGCCGAGAGGATTCGGTCGCACACCACCTCGTTCAGGTGGGACTGCTCGACGCGGATGCTTTTGAAGTAGGTCTGGTGATCCAGGCGTCCCGAGGCATAGTTGTGCCGGCTGGAATCGCCCGTGACGACATTGATCGGCACAAGCAGACTGCGAGCGATTTCTCCAAGGATCTCCCGCTTGAATTCGGCATAGGTCGTGCCCGGCTGCTCGGCCTTGATCTGTCCGAGTTTCCACCCGTCGGGCAGCACCGTGGCCATGCGTTTTTCCAGTTCGACTACGTCCATGGGCTCTACGGCCGCAGCCTCGCCCTGGGCCGGCGAGTCGGTGAACAGCACCGCCGCGAAGTCGGCCGCCGTCTCTGCCGCGCCGAGGACGGCCAGTGTGTAGCGGCGCAGTTGGGCAAACAGGGGAATCGCCGGTGTGATCTCCGGGACGCCGCGGTGCTGGCCCGGCCGGTCGGCGCGGAACCAATGGATCATCGCATCGGCCGGGATCCGATCGTACTCCAGGCCGGGCGCCCACCGTAGATCGCCGGGGTGCTTCTTGAGCACGTTGTACGCCACGGGGTTGCCGAACGGATCGAAGGCGATACCGTCGACCTCGTTGGCCATCCGCATAAAGGCGTGCGGCGTGGCGACCCGGTCGGCCTCTACCGGCTTCAGGTCCACCTTTACCGGCGAAACCAGCGCCGGATTGGCGGTGAGCATGGCAAACGCCTCGCCGTCGGAGGCCTTCGCCATTCGCATGGTTCGCAGTTTCCCGGCCAGGCCGATGGCCAAGGCCCACTGCGAGAAGGCTTGTTCTACAAGGCGGTTGGTCTCCGCGTCGTCGCTGAGGACCTGGAGTCGCGGCCCCGTGCCCACCACGTCGTTGGCGAGCGTCAGGACGACGCCCTTGGCGTAGGAGTTGTTGGCGACCTCGTACCGGCTGCGGTTGCGGAGTGTCCGTCGGACGCTCGCGCTGGCAGCCGCGTCTGCCGACAGCCCGTCGGCGTTCGCCCAGTGTCGGGCGTTCTCGACGTTGGTGACCGCTGCATCAAAACGGGCACGGATCAGCCGGGCAACGGCGCGGGACTTCCGGGATTGTTTCGATTTTCGCTTGCCGAAAGGCCACATCAGGCTGTCCCTCCCGGCGAGATCTTCGCAAGCTTGATCCCCAGCCCCTTGTCGCGGCTGGCCTTCTTCGACTCCAGGTACTTATCAGCTGCGATCTGATCCTTCAGCGAGTGCTGCTCGACGCTTCCGGAGTCACCTGAAGCCCGCCTTGGCCCGGAGGCGCTGTCGCGGATCGTGTTGTCAAGATCTTCAGTCAAGTTCCTGCGGCTCCTTTGCCAGGCCGTCTCCGGCCGTCATAGGGTTATTTGCCGCAGGAACCGAAACTCCGTACACCAGATCGCGGTTTTTAGAAAAACGTACCAGATATGGTATATCAGACGATTTTCTCACGTGTCGTGATCGCCTGACCACAGTTTCGGCATCGTTTTCGGCGAACAATCCCATTGTTGCGCCGCCGCGTGTAGACGGTATAGAAGTGTCGGCAACCACAATGTCGGCAGACCAGACCTACGTGCGGCGTTGTGGACGGCGTGGGTGTTGCGGTCTGATTCATGGTCAGCGGCTCCGCTGAAGTTCCGAGAGTTTGATGCGCTTCCGGGGCCGCGACGGCCCGTCCGACACGCCCGGCAGGGAAGCGCCCTGGATGGATGCAGCCACGGCGCAGCCGACAAGACAGTCCAGCCAGTGGTTGTCCGGCCCGCCAGCGCGGAGCTTCCATTCGTCCACAACACGGCCTCGTGCCTCGGTTCGCACGCGGTACTCGGCGGTGACGTGTTCGGCCAGGAGTTGGTGCTCAGTCGGCTTGCGGCCGAACAGCGACAGGCAGCCCGGGTCGCCCATGGCCACGGCCAGGCGGGCGTGGATGAAGCTCTTCCAGTAGTTGGTGTCGACCAGGACGTGGCGGACCTGGCGGCGGCCTTGGGTGTTGGGGATGCGCCAGTGGTGGCCCACCCGCTCGCCGCGTTTGCGCTTGTACTCGCTGAACGGCACGCTGGAAGCCCCGACGTACCGCCCGTGGCTGGGCATTACGACGGCCGAATGGGCGCTTTGCCGGCAGAACTGGTAGACCACGTCGGTGGACTGGCCCCAGTTGGCGTCGATCAGGCATCGCTCGATGCGCATCTCCGCCCCGTCGTCGCGCCGCCAACGGCGAGCCAAGTAATCGGCGGTGAGTTTCTCCAGGCCGGCGTAGATCGAACCTTCCAGGCCCGCCCCCGGCGCGGCGCGTCCGAGCGTCTTCTGCACGTCCCGCAATGTGAAAAACGCCCGGTGCTGCTCGGGATATGTGCCGTAGTCGACCACGTAGCCTGTGAAATCGTCCTCCCACGCCGCCACGCTGTGGAACAGTGCCTTGCCCTGCACGTCGATGAACATCGTCAGGTGGGTCGCGCCAATGGGAACAACGCCGCACTGATGGCCGTTGACCTTCGCAGCAATCTGTTCGGCGGTGATCTGGTCGGCATCACCCTCGTCCTCGGGCAGCGGCTGGTTCTGGTACTCGGCCCAGAAGGCCCGCTCATCCTGGAGCTTGAGGTTCACCGCATGCTGGATGGCCGACAGTTCGTCAGTATTGTGCCTTTCCGGCCAGGCGATGACCGCACCGGCGTCCATCTCATCGCGGTGCTGGTCGTAAAACTCGGTGGCCTCGCGGCCGTCGCCGTCGTTGCGGAAGCTGTCGGCGCGGATCTGGGCGTACCGCTCCCAGAGCTTCTCATTGGTCGGAAACGAGTAGATAAGTTTCGTCCGCTGGCCCTGCCAAACCGGGTGTTTGTCCCGGTCGAGTATCTGGTCGGCCATGTCGCCCGGGCGGATGACCGTGCACGGCATGATCCCCGATATCTTCTGACCCGGCCCGGCGAGGTTGAGTATCGCGCCGTTGAGCGTCTCCATCCTCGTGCGGACCTGCTGATCGCTACGGGCCGACTCGTCGGTTTGCGGGTCATCGAGCACCACGAGCGATGGGCGCGCGGCCCGGCCGTCGGCGCGCTTGAACTTCATGCCGCGAATGCGGCTCTCGATGCCGGCCACGCGAATGATCGCGCCGGACGCCTTCGAATCCGGGATGGTCGGCAGGACGATCTCGTCGGCAGTCCAAACGATCCGCGTGTGCCTGCCGTTGCAGAGTTGACCCTTGGCGCGGTTATGAATCCGTTCCAGGGCGTGGATTGGATAGACCGCCTCGGGGTAGTCTTCCAGCAGCCGGTCATTGGTCTCGAATTCGACCTTGATGCTCTCGAGCATGCCGCGGGCGTGCCCGGCGTCCGAGCCGATCAGGCAGACAAAATCCCTCGCGCCGGTCAGCATCGCCCAGATGCAGGCCGTCTCGGCCAGCGTGGTCTTACCGCTGCCGCGCGGCATGGCCATGGCGAACAGCCCGCCGCGCAGGACAGCCTGCTCGATCTTGGCGATCACCTTCAAATGGTCGTCCGACCACGGCAGGCTGAACGTCTGCGGG